TTTAATTCAATGTGAAACGGGTCAAGTTTTGAATTAATTTTATCTTGTAACTCTTCTGAAACTTTAGATATATTATCATTATAATTTGTCTTACCATACAAATTAATATCATAAAATCCAGCATTAAACTCATTTAATTTACCTTCTTGGTATTTTCGATAAGTACTAAATTGTTTAAATAGACCATAACCATATTGACTTATTGTTGATGTTATAAATTTGTTCGTTTCATCAAAATATTGTTTGGTTTGGTCAACGACATTATCAAAAAACGAAGTATAACTAATCGTACCAGTTTGTCCACTTCCAATGTCGGGTGTTGAAGTTATAATTTGTCCAATTGTATCCCCTCCTTCGTTTTCAATAATATTAGAGACATCATTGATTGTTGCTACAGGTTCGTTGTTAAAAATTGCACTAACTAATTCATTATCAATTGCCGTCGTATCTTCAGTAACATCAGCCCTATCATCATACATTTCAGTATTAGCGTAATAATTGAACGATAATGCGTTTTGTAATTTCTCAATAGGTTCTTTTAATCCGTGTCCACCAATCATTTTAAATGATATTGTTACGGTAGCAATCATTGGTTGTACTCCAATACCTTCAGGATTTAAATCTAAATTTTCATATGAAAACTGAACACTATCAGGAATAATTTTAGTATTATAAAAATCACCAACTCTTAACACAAGAACTGGAGGAGTTCCGAAGTTTGTATTGAAAGCATCATTAACTACTAATTCATTCCCTTGTCTTGTTGCCATAGTTTTACCAGGTCTGACACACTGATTTAAAAACGTAATTCTTGAGTTTAGTCCTTCAGGGGTTATTGAATGGAAAATAGGGTTAAAATATTTTATTTTTTGTTTAATCGAGTCATATAAAAATGGAGTATCTTGTTTAATCATTTCAAAATAATCTGACTCAACTAATAATTCTCTTAATATTTTTTTACTAATATTTTTTGTCTTATCTATAATATCAGTTGTTGGTTGTGTTAGTAACCCGTTATTAACATTTGGGTTTGCTCTATTTTGACTATTTTGATTTTCACCTTGTGCTTGTGGAGGATTTGGGGTAACTGTAATATCACTTATTAATGCAGAACTACAAGCAAATGAATTTATGTTATTTGGTACATATTGATTATTAGGGCAGGAGTATGATGATTGGTAATTACTTGAACTCTTTAAGCTAATACTCGGTGAGGGTGTTACAGATACATTAATTTTAATATCCCCATTTTCAAATGATTTTTCACCAATTTCTGTAATATCAGTAAAGTATTTAGTTACAGAGGACTCAATATCAGATGATGTAATTGGCGAAAATGATGGAGCTAACTCAATAGAGACTTTACCTTTTTTATCACTTATGATATCAATTATTTGTTGTCTAACACTTGCGATTAAGGAATAATTTTCTGAAACAACTTGTCCGTTAAAGTTTTCAAACTCCCCTCCTAAATCATCTAAGTAGTTTGATAGTGCATCATTAACATCCGCATAATTTTGAGAGTTATCAAATGATTGTACAGGATTAAAGAAAAACCTTACTCCGGCCCATTCAGTAACTTGTATATTCTCAGAGTTGTTAATTTCAGACCCCCCATTTAATCCATCAGACACTCCTTGTATATCTTCTCTAGTTGCATTTGGATTTTCTAATATTGATTGATACGCTTGTTCAATTGTAGGTAAACTTAATGAGTTGAATTTTTTAGCAATTTCGTATATATCGTATTTTTTAAGTCCAGCAAAAAATGAATTAACAACCTGTTGTGTTGTATAATTATCCTCACGATTAAGTTCTTTATTAACAATTAAATTCAAAACCGCAGGATGGTCAACAACTATTTTAAAACTAATACTACCACCTCTTGATGAATTTTGATAAGTGTAAATTGGTTCAGGTCTACCTAAGAAATTAGTTGGGTACCATGTTGCATTTGATGAATCTGAAAATGTTAAATCGTATGGAGGGAACCACATAATTCTACCACCATTAGGACCTTTTTCACAAGCAGGTAAAGCTTCAAATTCAGGTGAACCTTTCCACGCCAAATTCTCAATAGAGAACATGTATTTTTTAACTCTACCATCTTTAACACTTGTACCACCATTTTTAAATGGTGTTATGTTTAAGTTATAAGTACTATCTAAAACAGAATATGAAAACCTTCTAATATTACCATTAGTTTCATTTCCTGAAGTATTTGCAATTGTACTTTGTAGATTAGAATATGTGAAATATGGATTATCTTTAGCAAAAATTCTACCATACTCTTTACCAACTTCTCTACCTTTTTCATTGACATATGTTCTAACCTTCGAACCTTTGGTTATTTCTTTATAACCATCCCAAAAGACTTTAGACACTTGATTAATCGCATTACCAACATGAGCTAATCTATCAGCACCTCTATTTGGTGTTGAGTCAATTATCCTTTGGGTTGCGTCCATTATTGACCCAGGTCTAAACTCATAGTCCGTTGACAATACTTGGTCATAAGAAGACCTTAATGGGTTTGATGCATCATTCTTACCAAATTTCTCACCACCTGGTCCTACTTTCTTAAATGCGTCTTTAGTCCTTCTTTTTTCGACCCACACAAATCCTCCATCAAATACTGGACGTTCATCATAAGTTTTTGACGCCATTCCAAATTGAAAGTTTTGGTTTCCATCAAATAATGTCGCCAATCTATCAGGACCATAAACCGTAGTTGTTGTAACTTGTCCTTCAGCATTTCTTGGTACGTCATTTGCAGGTGAAGCTACTAATGCTCCCGCCAAATTATCATTGCCAACGTAAAAATTTACTTTACCACTATACGCCGGTTTATATTTGTTATAATCTAAATTTGCAAATAATGTTGATTTTTGTCCACTACCTGTATTTGCAATAAACTTTTGTGACGGAGAATTACTATTTGATAAGTTTCTAATTCCTCTTTGTAATAACTGACCTGCCTTTGTCGCCCTTCTTTGTGGACTTTCAAAATAATCCCCTTCAATTGGTGATTGTGGGTAGTATGTTCCCGTAATCCTTTGAGCAATTGACGCCAATCTATCAAGAGCCCCGTCAGGTACCGTTATAGTCCAATTTTTATCGGTCAATGGAACTTGCCCAGTAACAAACAAAGATAAGTCAGGTTGATTTAATATATTAATTCTACCTAACGTATTTTTTCTAATCTCTTCAAAAACTCTTTCTTCAAAAGAAAATTTTAATTGTTGAGCCCCAATTCTTTGAATATATGAGTCATTATTAGTTACTTCATTATTTGATATGATATCTAAAATACTATATGTACCTTGGACAAACTCAGGGTATATCCCATTGAATTTTATATCTTTTTGTACTATGGTATCTGTAACCACGTACATATCTTCATACCCTTCATTTGGTACAAATCGATTTATAACTTCTGAATTATCAATAAAGAACTCACTAACTAAATCTAATTTAGCATCAGAGTAATCATATTCTTGTCTTGGTGGAAATGCGGGAGCCACTGACTCGTTATCAGTAACCACATTAACAGGATTTGCAAGTGTAATGTCTTGAATTAACTCAGCCCCATCGACATAGTTCCCCAATTCAGCTCCGAACTTATTTGGAATGGTGTTTGTTTTTGCAGGTATTGTGATACCATTACTTATATTTTCACTATCCTTAATAGTACCATCAACCGTCAATTGAGTTTCATAGTTGATTGGTTCTTGAGCAGGTGTTAAGTTACCACTAACCTTATATGGTGGTAAATTCTTAACTAATATAGAGTTTCTAAATTGTTCGGAACCAATTAAACTAAGTTTGTTTTCAGACATTATACTAATTTATATATAAATAGAATAAAACCTAATTTTTAAATTTTAGAACTACCTAGGTTTAGGTTCATTCACACTAAAATTCAAAGCCTTTTTAAATTCATCTTGTAAATCAGGTCTACTTTTAATCGCCGCAACAATTCTTCCCACATCGTCAGGTGAGATATTTTTACTATTTAATGAATCAACAACTACTTTTAATGTTACTTCACCTCCAACTGTAGATTCCGTTTTGGTGGTCGTATTATTATTGTTTTCCATTATACTTTGTATTGGTGTCGTTTGTTTTACCTGAGATACCTCAGTTTTTTGATTCATAAGATTTGTCCCACCAATAATCAAATCGTCTTCTTTGAATTTTTCAATACCTAATCCTGGTCTCCATATAAAATCTTTGTTCTCAGATTTTCCATTAAAAAAATCTTGTAAAATTTTTTTCATATCTGCGGGTAAAAGGTCAGTAAGAGTATTAAATAGAGGAGTAGTGATTGACGCACCTATAATATCTCCAAACTCGCCTGGTAATTTTTTAAATTCTTCAGTGGCCTTTGCAAATTCACCATTACTTAATAAATCTGAAATATTTATTAATGAGTCCACAGCGGGTTTTATATTATCTGATAATTTATCAAATTTGTTATTTTCTAAAAATTGTTGGGTATTTCTTTCATTAATCGCATACGCTTTATTAAGTAAATCTTCACCAGATTGTCCTCCGGCAACTGCTAATTGTGGAGCCATTTGTAATGCCGACAATTTTGCAATCATAGTATCCGCTCTATTAAGTTGCTCTTCCGCAATCTTAATCATTTTTTCTTCAGGGCTTTTTCCTTCTTCTTCTTTTTGTTTCTTTAAAAATTTATCAAGTTGGTCCTTATCTTTTTCAGTTAATTGATTAATTGCCTTAACAACCTGTTGGTTATTATCGTCTTTATACTTAACAACATATTCCATCTGTTTTGTATCCTTGTTTTCAACCAATTCGGCTAAATTAGCAACTTGTTCTTGTTGTTCTTTTGATAAATTAATTCCACTAAAACTAATTTCAGACATTTTCTTTTTTAGTTTAGCACCTTCAATACTCATTTTGGTTAAACTACCGCTACTTAAACTTAAAGCATCTTCTAAAGCACTTAATTCTTTTCTAGCCCCCGGCATGATTTGAAAAGATTTTGTTTTCTCATCAAAAAATGTATATTTTTCAGTAAGTTTAATTAATTGATTTTGTAACTCAGGAACATTATTTTGAGCCAAATCCATTAATCTAAGAGGACTCGCCAACTGACTTGTAGATGCTCCAAGCCTTTGTAGTGCGGATGCGACTTCAATGGCATTTTCAGGACTTAAAAGTTTATCAGCTAACCCAAAAGTTTCAGACATATTAATTCTAAACATCGCAGCCTTTCCTGCCATTTTAGCCAAACCATCAACACCTTCAGAAAAAGTATATTTATTTAACTTATCTAAGTTATCAACAACCATTCTAGACACTGCTTGAGCACTGACTCCCATTTTATTCGCAATGTTTTGAACTGAATACATTTGTTCAGTTATCTGTACCGTTTCATAACCAACATCTAAAAATGATTCTTGTAATTTACTAGCCTCAACACCCGTTACTTTAAAAGTTGCATATAATTGAGCTGCAATATCACTACTAACCAATGAATTTTTATTAGTAACCGCAAGTAATTGTTCCTGAAGGGCAACAGAATCCTCAAATTTACCCCCCATTAAAATAATTTGTTCTGCAGATTTTGCAAAATTTTCTTTAATTAATGCGGAAGCACTTTGACCAACACCCATTTGTTGAGCAAGTTTGGCAAAGCTTTGGTCCATTTTTATAACAAAATCTAAAGACTTTTCAAAACCAGATGCTAAAGCAGTTGCTCCGGCGCCAGGTATCATGCCTTTTAAAATTTTATTAAGGTCAGTAAGACTTTCAGAGGTTGAGTCAGTCGCGTTTACAACTTGTTTTCCAATGTTAACCGCACTATTTATTAGATTTTTATCTGCCATACCTATAAATAATTAAAATTATGTTTTTGGTGAGTTGTATTCCAAAATTTTATTTATTAGGTATTTTCTTTGGAAGGTAGGTATTATCATAAAATCACTATACGATGTCCCTAAAAAATGAGCCATCGTATAATAATCGTCCATTAAAATTGTTAAATAATTAGAAGAAAGGCCGAAAAAACTCCACCCCAAAAGATACTCTTACGAATACTCTTTCTCCGGACGGGGCGATAACTTCTTTTCTTAAATCAATACCTGGTTCATTTTTTGACATGAAATTGGAAATATGTTTAGAATCCGCAATTGGCATTCTGTTAATAAACTTTGAAATTTCTTCTTTAGAAGTTTGTCCGTCTATCTCAACAATTTGTTTCATTAATTTCCATGTTACTTTAGGAGCAGTCATCCCTTTAGGATAATCGTCTTCCATTTTTTGGAGTTCTTTATTATCACCATAATTCAACAATTTTAATTTAACTTTAGAATTTGTTTTTGGTAGAGTTGTTTCAAAAAGTCCTTCTGAATTTGGTTCAGATTCCAATTTGATAAAATTCAATTCTTCTAAAATGATTGTAGTTTCAAATTCTTTACCTGTAGAAGGGTCTGTAAGAATTAAATTATAATCAGCTCCAAATGATGTGTTTCTAAGAAATACTAAAATTGCTTGTACGTCCCCTTCTAACATGTCGTCAATTTTCATGTCAGGTTCATATAATTTAGAACGTATCAAATTACTAATCATCGCATTTGCCCCGATATTAGAAGCACTTGCAATAATATTTTCATCAGTCGCAGTTAAAAATCCAACTTTAACTGATTTTTTTTTATTTTTATAAAATATACCTTGACTTGGTAGTATTACTATGTCATGTGGTAAATTAAAATTGTCTTGTCCGGCAGTTCTTTCATCCATAATTAAAAAGGTTTTTGTTATTAACAATAATAAGTATTAAACTTTTGTAAACAAAAAAACCCACATATAGTGGGTAATTTTGAGTATTTTTTATTTTTGTATTAGTACAACAATACACAATAGTCAGGACGAAGAGTTGCGACGATTTGAGCTAAACCATCTTCTCCATATCCTAATGAACTAAAGTCAACATCAGTTAAGAATGTATCAACCAATTGCCATTTTTCAATAACAACACCTGTTGGGTCTAACATATCTAATTCGATTGTCTTCTTGTAACCCGCAGCGTATCCCATACGACCTGTTACAGACTCAGCATGTAGACGAACCCACTCCATAAGAGCTTGAGCCGCTGAAGGACCGATTGGGTCACGGAAAGTAACGTTAATAGTACCCCAAGTGTATTTTCCAGCAACATACTTTTCAGTGTTCAAGAAAGGTATTGGAGTTGCACCAATTGTGATTTTTGGTCTACTTGTACTTTCAACAAACCATTCGTTGATACCTAATTCTGAAGGGAATCTTAAAATGAACCTGTTTTTTCTTTTTGGCTCATAAGGTATCGGCATTTTCATTAGTAAATCAGCCATATTTTTCGTTTTTTAATTTTTCTTTTAGTTTATTATAAATAGTATCAATTTAAAATTTTTCTATTTACTTTGGTTTTTTTTATCAGAAACTTGCTATAAGTCCAGATTAATAATAATCTTTCTTAACTCCTCCATGAGTTGAAATTGTCTTAATAATATTTTCTGGGTCTTTTCCTAATTCTTGTTTAACTTTCTCTAGGTTTCTTAAATCATCATCTGAAAATCCTATCTGTGGTATAAATCTATTTGATATTTCATTTTTAAACATTCCTGGTTTATGTAATCTTTTGGCAATGTATTTTACATATTCTTGAAATTCTCTTAAAGCGTCAACCTTTCCCTTTTCAGGACTTTGTGCCGAACCAGCTCCAAATGTTACAGGATAATACTTATTCATATTCATGTAAGTATCAATTAATTCATCATCCGACATATCTTCTTCACCGGCGATATCTCTGAATTTTCTTAAATTTTTAACAAGTTCTTTTTTAGATATCCCTTTGAAATTGGTGTTAATCATATTTTCGATTGCCTTTCTAATAACTAATGGAGAATGACCTCTCGCAGTAACAATCGAAAAGATTGACCCCCCATTAATTGCCTCAACAAAGTCGTCCCAAGCCGGACCAGTTTTTGCCAATAATGAGTCAACTATAAATCTTTTATCTCCCTTAGTTGAGAAATATCTAAATGGGTCTTCCGCAAACCCCACAATATTTTTCTTTTTATACTCAAAAGGTTCCACCCCAATTTTAACTCGGTATTCCGCAAAATCTTCAGTAGACATTCCAACCTCATTACCTTTATCGTCTTTAAGAATGATTTGGGTTGGCATCATCATAATATTATCATCCCAATCAAATGCATAATACTTTAATTCGGGAGTTAATTCTTCTCTAAAATTTTCTACAAGATAAACTTTCATATTGTATAAATATTAAGTAAAATAAAAACCCCCACATAGTGTGAGGGTTTTAAGATTAATATTATTTTTTTTAATTAGATATCTTCGAAAGATGCTCCTGTTGGTGTAATCAAGAACTCAATGTCGATGAATTCTAACGATTTTGTTGGTTTGATATAAATCTTACCTACTAATTGGTTAGCGTCTAAGTCTTCAGGACTATTAGAAACCGTTACACGGAAGTCATACAATCCTCTATCTCTACGAATGGCGTCTAAGATTGGATTAACCTGACTTAGGAATTGTTGTCTTACTAAGTTATCGTTTTGTTCAAACAACAATCTTACAGCCACTGCAGAAATCAATTTACGAGCTTGTAATAACAATCTTCTAACATTAATTCTGTCAAGAGCAGACTCTCTAATTTGAAGGGTCTTGTTACCCCAAATTACCGTTCCAACATCGTTGAAAGTTGCGATTGGGTTAATTCTTCCTTTGTAAAGAGTGTCTCTATCTTCTTGAGTTAGTCTCTTACGAGCTCTGATAGCGTTTACCAAACCTCTTGTATAACCCGCAGTTGCAAACCATGGGAATGCAATGTTATCAGTTAACGCTAAGTTTCTACAAACTTCACCAGTTGATGGTAAGTAGATTTGAGTGTTATTAACGGTATCACGAGTTAATACCCAAGGGTAGTAAGTTGCGGTGTAGTTAGAGTCAATTCCTGTTTCTTCTAATGCGTCAACCGCCTCTTGTGGGTAAATTAAATTATCCATAGATGTTGATGACTGAAGTAAGTTAAAGTCAGGTGTTGTCACAATGTACACTGAGTCAGCTCTTTCAGTTTCAATCATGTTAATTGACTCCTCAACTAAGTTTGAGTTATTAACATAATCAATACCAGGTGTAACAAAAACGTTAATGTTTGTAACCTCAGGATTTGAGAAAGTTCTAAGACCCATCAAATATGCGTAGTAATCAGAATTACCATACTCGATACTTCCATCACCAACCGCAATTTTCTTAAATGAACCCCATCCTGTAGATGTTGGATATGGGTCAACTCCCGCACAGAAACCAGCTTTAAATCCTGATTGTCCTAATGCGTATGTGTCACCATTTGTACGTCTTTCTTCATAGATGTCCCATCCATCAAATCCTCCTTGAACTAATAAAGTGAACTTTCTTGCAAATAATCTGTAGTATGGATTATCAGTATCTGTTGGTTCAGATGAGAAGGAAGCCGTTCCACAATCAAATGCTTGTGTTCCTGTAGACGCTGTGTATACGGTTGAACTTATTGTAATTGCAGTTGCTCCACTATCCATGTGGAAACCTTTCGTTAATACTGGCCAAACACCATATGTTCCTTCCTCACACAAATCACCAATAGGTCTAACTTTACCTTTATATTCATAAAAGTCATTATCTGTTCCGATTGTTGATGAGATACCTAAGTATGTTCTTCTAACATTATCACCAGCTGCAGGTAATGCATCATCACCACCGGCTAATGAACCAAATGGAGGATTATAAACCACTTCACCAGGTGTGACATATTTTGTTTTAATTACAGGGAATGGAGATGTGTTCGATACTGAACCATAAACTCTACTTACGAAACCTTCAAATCCGCAAGGAATTGCGTCGATTGGGGCTTCATAGTTAACTTCGACCATTATAAATTTAGACTTAATCTCAAACTCACCATCTGAAGTACCAATTTTCTTAGCCACGTAACTATTAAGACTTGGGTCCATAGAACAATTTGTAAACTTTTCAATAACAACTGGATTTGCGTCTGTGTCGTAGAAATCTCTAACAATTACGTCAAAAGTTAAATTAACAAACGACATGTTTGCCAAAGAAACTTTAACTTGTCTATTAGCTGCGTTACCATCAGAGATAGTTGTAAATTTAAACAATTTATATACAACATTACCACGTAACTCAGATACAACCCATGGAGATTCAGGAGTTTGATATCTTTCTAAGTAGAAACCTGTAGTATCAGTATTAGTCGTTGTTCTAGCATCACCTAACCCGATTAAGTTACTATTAATACCTCTAATGTATCCTTTGTTATAACCATAAGATAATAATGTATCATATCTTTCTTCTAAGAATAATGGAACTTCAGTTCTTTCTTTTGCAAAGTTTTCCGTTCCAAATACACTTGCTAAATAATTTGACTGAGAATTTAAGAAAGATGTTTCAAATGAGAAATCAACATTATCAATTGTGGAACCAGTTATTTTAAATGTTGAATATGGGTTTTTAGTAATTGCTGAATAAATTGTTCCTGAACCTAATAATGAAACATCTGATGTCCCCGATACTTGGTATTGTGGTCCATGTAAAGTTGTTGAGTATTGGGTAATACCTCTTGAACGTAATGTTGCGACTACTAAGTTAGAATAATCAGTATACGCAGTACCCGTTAAAGTGTAATAAGTACCCGATACAGTACCTGTATAAGTACCAGCCGTTGCACCTGTTACTATATTAGTAACAACACTATAGAATGAAAATCCTGTATATGCACTTGTTTGTAACACACCATTAAATGATGGTTCAAACGAAGAGTAAAACCATGCATCATTCTCACGAGAACTTAAACTTGCACCTGATAAAGACACTACGTCATAAACGTTAGTTCTTGATGTATATGAACTTAAAGCTGTAAAATTAGCTCCAGGAATTGAACCAAAATAATCAATTGTTGTTGCCGAGTTTGCAGGTGTTGTAAAAATACCTGATAACATAGTTGTTAAGTCAGTCCTTAAATTTGAAGTTCCTTTATTAAAAGTCGTATAAGAAGTTGTGAAAATATTATACATAGGAGATGCCGTCCACGTTGAGGTATTTGTATAGTTAACCGTTCCACCTGTATTACCTGAGAAAAGTAATGTATAGACCGTAGGTTGTCCTGTACTACCTGAAAATCCAATAGTATCTGGATTAACGTTAGAAATTGTTTTGATTGACCAAGATGGTCCCGCATCATAACCATTTAGACCTAATACTCTTGTTACAAACAATTGGTTAGATTGCTGCAAATAAGACTTTGCGATGTACGCAGCCTCGTATTTTGGAATTTGTGTGTTCACAAATTTTTCAGGTGTAGTACCCCCAAAGTATGTTTGAAACTCATCATAACTACCAATGAAAATTGGTTCAAAGGCAGGGCCTTTTAAAGTTTCTCCTACAATACCTAAAGTAGTAACACCAACACTTTGTGAAACAAACGATAAATCAGTCTCAGATGTATATACACCCGGAGAGACGAATACTTTGTTTGCTGTTGCCATTTATTTTTATATTTTAGAATTTATTTAATGATAAATATTTCAATAAAATTCAAAAACTTATCGTTTTTATAACTATTTACTTAGAAGTATGATTTAATTCTTACTTTATTCTGCCTTGAAAATTAAAAACTTAAAGATATCTGAAGATAGTCATTCAATACTTAAAAAGTATTGCATGAAGAATGGATATAAAATTCATAAGTTTTTAGAGAAATTAATTGAGGAAAATTGTCAAGAGAAGAAAGATATATACGGAGAACGTTAAAGTAATATTGACGTGAATTCCATGTTGGATGTATCTGCTCCGTTAGTTTTAACAATATCAATTCTTAACGTATCATTAGCATTTAATTGTAATTTCCCAGTAATGGTCTGAGTAATATTACTTCCATAATATAAGTTATTAATGTATACTGAATATGATGTTATATTATCAGTACTATCTAAAACTAAATCGTTATTGTATTCAAAAGTCTTACTATATGTTGTTATACCTACGGGATAATTAAACGTTAAAGGAATGTTATTTGGATTTTCAGGTGATTTTTTAATCTTTCTTTTTTTAGTTTGACTTTGTGTTTCAACCATCATTAAAACTCTACTAATTGCAGGTTTAACTTCAAATTCTTTTTCATCAATTAAAAATCCTTGTAATGTAAATCCGTATGATTGTATATAATATCTTCTTTTTTCCAAATCCATAACTGACTCGTCAGAAACATCGTCTAATTGAATCGGAATATAGTGTCCTTTAATTTGGGTATATGCTTGTCGTGATGCGAACTTTTCAATTACAACTTGGTTAAATAAATTTAATTCTCTCATACGATTACAAATTATTTTAACCGTATATTTGATGTCAACAGGTACAGGTTGTGGTATGGTATAAATGTCCATGCCTTTTCTTGTTCCGTCCCATGTTGGAACTGCCGCGTAATAATATTGTTTTCTATTTGGAATATTGTATCTTAAAGACTGGATTGTCCCAAATTTAACTTCAGGTTGTCTAATTGTCGTAATAAACGGAGGTTTAGAGTTTTTATCTAAATCATTAAAATCCCAAGTTTGTGTGAATTGAGCCCAATTTTGAGATGTTAATAAGATATTAACTACAGGTATTATCTTACCATTAATATCAGTTTTTAAATCTTCTTTTACAAAATTTAAAAACCCACCATCTAAATCCTCATGTAATAATGACTTAGGTAAAAAAGTTCCTCCTTCGTTAATATCTTCAAGTAATTGATATCTACGAGCCAAACCCGTTTTTTCGGGTGTTAAATTAATATTTTTTTTAACTTTTTTTGGTAACATTATAATCCTCTAAATTCGTTTTCGTTTACAGGGGATGCATTAATTGTTCTGTAAAATGGCTTATACCCACCATAGGTGTGTTTATTATCACTAACAACTCTTCCGTCATTATTTACAACATAATATCTTACTCTTGTTTCCGTCTCGTAGTAACCAATATAATCACCATACTCAACATCAATTTCAAGTTCATCCAAATGTGATTGATAAACTGAAATTCTTAAATTACCTGGCTCAATTTGGTTAATTTTACTATTACCCAAAAATTTATTTTCAGGGGCAACAATTTGAACAAAAGCTTTGAACTCTATTGGGGGTAAAAATTTGATACCGTCGTCTAGAGCCTCTCCATAGACGCCATCAGTATTTGTCTTACTTTTATCTACACGATACAACACAAGAGTAAAATTCATATCACCATTTAACCATTCTTTCCCCATGGATATGTCTAAATTAAAGTCATTTTCACCAAAAAATTTACTTAATCTTGTTATTGGTACTACTCTATTCATAATATTTTATCACTTTTTTTCATGTTATCTTCCCAAGAAAGAGGTTGTAAATTTGTGTAATGACATAACAAGTATAATTCTTCTTTATTATTGGCAGATGAAAGAGGTTTAATATGGTCAATAACCCATTTATTTTTACCATACCCATAATTATCCCATGTCATCCAAGATTTAAATTTACCCTCAACATATTCTTTTAAATAAGATGGTGTACATCCTACAATTTCAAAAGTTTTTTTACTTTTTTCTGTTTGTTTAAAATACCTGTTTACCGATTTTCTTAATTGGGTTTTTAATCTAAATAAACCATCTTCTTTATACTTTTTACGAGTAGATGTTTTTTTTGATAGGTTAACTTTATCTTTGTTATTTTCTCGATAATTTTTAGCACTTATCAATACTCTTTCTTTATTTTTATCTTTATACTCTTTAGCTCTTACCAAAACCAACTCTTTATTTTTTTCGTAATATTTTTTCTTACTAACTTTAATCAAATCCCTATTATCAATTCTTTCTTTTTTTCTACAAAGTTTGCAAACTGACCTATGTCCACATTTAGTTTTTGAACATTTATCAAACTCACACAGTAATTTTTCTGTTTCACATTTTGAACATTTTTTAACACTCGTAGACATATTGATAAATATCTTTATTTTGTTTATTATTGTAATAATGTATTTTGAATAACTTGGAGAACCAAAAACCACATATTAGTATCGAACAGGAAACCTTAAAAGTTTTGGAAGAATATAACGGGTCAAACAACTATATTCTTAAAATAAAAAAACAATGCGAGGTAAATAAAAAGTATGTTCCCACAAGAGCTCAGTGCGATTATGTTCTAAACTTTAGAAACATAAACCCAAAAGTTGCAAAAAAATGGGTCGATATCGACTCATATTTCTCAAAAAAATTGGTGGAGGATAATCCGTTTATTAAAGAACCCGATAAAATCTACATTGAGAAGTTGTTAGTTGAAAAAGATAAATCATATCACATATGGGGTAAGGTTTTTAGTGCTGATACCATTCATGATTTTTGGGTTCCTAAAGCGGCAATTATTAAAGAGTATAAAGAAAACATCGTTGAGGTAGACTATTCAAAGTATGATAATCGTCCTCCACTATCTCACCAAAAAGAAGCAATCGAAAAATTATTAAAAAACGATAAATTTATTTTAGCCGATGATATGGGTCTTGGTAAGACCACATCAACGGTAATCGCTTCATTAGAGAGTGGGTCTAAAAGAGTTTTAATTATTTGTCCCGCATCTTTAAAAATAAATTGGGAACGAGAAATTCGTAATTACACCGAAAAGAGTGTATATATCTGTGAAGGTAAAAAGTTTGAAGACGCTGATTATATCATTACAAACTACGACATTCTAAAAAACTTCCACGACCCTAAGGATAAAGACAATTCAATTATTTTAAAATCAAAATTTGATTTGGTTGTTATCGACGAGGCTCATTATGTTTCAAATGCCCAAGCTCAACGTACAAAAATTATAATGGATTTAACCAAAGACATTAAAAAACTTTGGTTATTAACAGGTACTCCGATGACTTCTCGTCCAATGAATTATTATAACATTTTAAAGTTAATTGATAGTCCTGTTAGTCAGAATTGGATGGCTTACGCCATTCGTTATTGTGGAGGTTATCAATTTAGAGTTGGTAATAAAAAGGTTTGGAATGTTACGGGAGCATCTAATTTGGAAGAACTTCGAGACAGAACATCTCGTCAGATATTAAGAAGGTTAAAAACCGATGTTTTAGATTTACCCGAAAAAATTATGACCCCTGTTTATCTCAGACTAAAATCGAGATTGTACGAAGGATTGATGGGGGAATATTATGATTGGTACAATAATCGTCAAGATGAGTCAAAATCATTATCAGTTCAGTTTACAAAACTGATGAAGGTTAGACAGGTCATTGCTGAAGAAAAAATTTCACACACAATTGAACTTGCCGAGAATATTATTGAGCAAGGTAAGAAAGTTATCATATTCAGTAATTTTACAGAACCTTTAAAAAAGATACATGAACATTTTGGTAAGAAGTCAGTTTATTTAGATGGGTCAACACCTAAACCTGCTCGACAAGATGCTGTAGATAAGTTTCAGGAAAGTGAAAAAGTTCAAGTGTTTTGTGGGAATATTAAAGCTGCTGGTGTAGGTTTAACATTGACGGCAGCCGAGGCAGTAATCATGAATGATTTATCATTTGTACCTGCTGAACATTCACAGGCCGAAGACCGAGCATATAGATATGGTCAAAAAAATTCAGTTTCAATCTACTATCCAATATTTGAGAATACTTTGGAGGGGGTAATTTACGATATCTTAGATAAGAAAAAGAAGATTATTGGAACCGTAATGGGGGATATCCAAGAAACTGATGCTGACATAGTTGAACAAATCCTGAACGAAATCAATAATAAGTAAGTATTTATTATTGATGAAATCGTTAAATTTATTATCTGAGTCTTTAATACAAAAAATAACAGGGGAAAAAAGTTTACCTGAAACCAAGTTTTTTATCAACGAGATGAAAACTATAGGTATTGAAAAATTACCCTATGGTTATGCATCATTAAGACGATTTATTGACCCCGAGACTATGAAGTTTCATTATCAGAAACATTATAAGGGTTATGTGAATAAATTAAACTCGGCATTACGAAAGAAAGACTATGGTGATGTTGAGTTAGAAAAGATTGTTAGACAAATATCGAAATATAATATAACAATAAGAAATAATGCAGGTGGAGCGTTTAACCACGCATTGTTTTGGAAGATGTTATCCCCAACACCACAAAAACCAAGTGGTGATGTCTTAAACAAAATAAAAAAGGATTTTGGCAGTTATAGAGAATTCAAAGAAAAGTTTGAAACAATTGCTAAAAAGAGATTCGGTTCAGGATGGGTTTGGTTAGTTCTAAATAAGAGTGGTAATCTAAAAGTTATGTCCACACCAAATCAGGATAATCCATTAATGAATATTTTTGACAAAGGTGGATTTCCGATATTAGGATTGGATTTGTGGGAACATGCATATTATTTAAAATATCAAAACAAACGTGACGAATACATTCAAAATTTTTGGGATGCGATTAATTGGAAGTTTGTTAATGAATTATATTTGTCAAAAGTAAAAAAAGAAGAAACCATTAAAGAGTCATATATGATTAATGAACAAAAAGGGTCTCACAAACCAAGTAGTGAGGAATACTCAGACTATTCGTTTTTATTGAGTAATAATAAAAAATTATTGTGGACTTTTAGAAAATGTATCGACTCAATCTTAAAAGATACTTACCCTGACAATTATTATGAAAAGGGTGAATATGGTCCCGATGAGATGTCAGGAGTTTACGATATTAATGGAGAAAAAGGTCGTTCGGTAATTAATAAATTAAACACAAATTATATTGCGTTTACAATTTTACTTAATGATATTAACAAAGCATTAAAAAAATACGGGCAACCTGAAATTAAACTTATTGGTAAAAAACCCTCAGAACAATTAAATGAGGTTTATAGATTTTGTGAATATCTTAAAAAATTTAAAAATAGACTTTTTCCGTCATCCAATACCCTAACCAATATTATGTCAGTATTAGGTAAAACTAACAAGAAGGGTAATGAGCTTGAGATTTACGTTTCTGAAAAAATTAATAGTTCTCTTGGTAAAGGTACTTCTAAAATAATTGGTGGATTAGGTAAGGAAAATGATGCGGTCGGGGGTGTTGACGTTGTTGTAAACATAAATGGTAAAGAAAATACTGCTCAAGTAAAACCTATTTACTCTATTACACAATCCAATGGTGAATACCTAATTAAAATTAAAGGATTTGTTAAAAGTTATAAAACAGACCTATTAATCTTTGCATACCCTAATGGTAAAATATATGTTTTCAAAAATGAAAATGTTGATGCGTCAGGTGACCACTTTAAAATTCCAACAGAAAATTTAATTAATGAAATAGATTGATATTTATAAATAAAATATCAAACTATGGGAGTTATTGCAGAACCAGAAAGAAGTGAACTTTACACTAAAGTAAGACATATTTTAGGAGCCCCATTGCGTTCTATTGAATTAGAGGACGAACAGATGGACACATTAATGGAGTTTTCTATCGGGGATTATTCTCAGTATGTTCAAGATTGGTTAATACAATCTCAGTGGTCTCAGTTATATAATCTTAATCTCGAGACTCAGTCAGTTGCCGATGCATTTGTTAGTAGGGATTTTGACTACACTAACAGATACATGCAAGCATATTCAAAAATCGTTGGTCTACAAACAAATGGGGATTCGGTTTTAAAGAAAGATTTTATTACTTTAGTTCCCGGCCAACAAATATATGAAATACCTGCGGGTCGAGAAGTAAATGAACTTTTGTGGTTTACACCATCATCTCAAAATAATGTTCTTTTTGACCCATGGAGTTTTGGGGCCTTAGGTGGATACGGAATGGGAGGACCTGCTGGATATTCTCAAATGGGATACACAGGTTCATATTTTATGATGCCAGGGTTTGATATGTTGTTAAGAATGCAAGAAATTAACATTCAAAGAAGAATTATTGCGGGAGATTTAACATACAGAATGACAGCGCTTCCTGAAGGTAAAAAGGCAATTCACTTAATGCAAACACCTGGTGGAAAATTTGACTTTGGTAATTCTGAATTGAAGAATATGCAAGTTTGGTATTGGTATTATGAGGTTGAAGTTGGTAACGCTGACCAACAAAACGCTTGTTATAACGCAAATCCTGAAATTATTAAATTACCTTCTGATGTTCCATTGGCACCTTTAAGATGGGAAGATTTAAATAATCCAGCAAAACAATTTGTTAGAAGATGGTTTATTGCGAGTTGTAAAGAAACATTATCTAAAGTTAGAGGAAAATATTCAGGTAATTTAAAAACTCCTGATTCAGAATTAACTATGGATTACCAATCTTTGGCAACTGAAGGTAAAGATGAAAAGGCGAAATTAGAAGAGAATTTGAAACTAAGATTAGAGGCACTTAATCCAAAAGGATTCTCTGAAACAAACGCCGCAATCACAGAAAGCTTGAATAAAGAATTAAAATATAGAGCATTCCCAAGAGGAATTTACGTTGTTTAATGCCAATACAAAAATCTATACCAATGGAAAGAATAATTTCAGGTGTTGTTTTAAAAACATCTGAAATTTGTATAGTATCTGACAATCATTATTCTACAGAAGGTGAATCGGTTATAATTACAAAACTTGTGGATAATTGTGAGGTTATTGTAAACCATGAAAATACTGACCACGTAATTATTAAAGCGTTAACTAATACAAAAATCAGACCCATTACAGGTCTGATTGATGAAGAGTTTAATGAAATTAATATTGAAAAAGGGGCTTGTGTTGAGTTATACTACGGATTTAGTTCGTGGTATATTGTTTCTTCTGATGGGTTAAAGCAATTTTAAACCATTTCTTCCCATCCTTCCTCAGCCAATTCGTAAATGTACTCGGGGTCAATTCCTCGTTTTTCCCAATATATTTTTTCTTGGTCAGTAATCGTTAACAAATCCTCAATACTATCTTGGTCGGCAGGTTCAAACGGAATACCATTGATTAATTTACATTGGTCTTTAGTAAACAATCCCCTATCTTTAGGGTCATTAACAATAAGGTTATTTCTAACTTCTTCACCAAATACAATTAATAATGGTTCAATACGTTTGTTAAATGTAACAACCGCTCTTGCTACGTTATATTCACCTGTCATACCAGGATTTGACTCTAACTCGGCAGGATTTAGTCTATAACAATTAAGTTGGATGTGTGAACCTAAAACGGGGTCTTTACCATGAATTAATCTATATTCATCTTTTTCTTTCTTACTCATCTTATCATTCACCTTTTGAACATCCCCGTGTGATGCTTTAAGTCCGTTATTAACATAAAATATCACATCACCTAAACTAACCGCAATACCATCTCTCATTGCAAGTTCCATATGTGCCATTCTTGACATCTCATTACCCGCTTTGGTCTTTTCTTTTGAACGTTTGTTATAATCGTCAATAGATAATTTAACCTTGGCTCTTTGGGCAATTTTCATTAGAGGGATTTGTTGATTAAAGATTACTTCCAAGTATTCGTAATACCATTCAACAAATGATTGACCATCACCTTCTAACAACATCTTAATTCCTTTGTCCAAGAAATCTTCAATGTATAAAGGTAGTTTCTTACTCTTGATAGAGTTACCTGTAAGTTTAATCTTACCATTATGTTCCATTGTTGCGTAGTTCTTACGAGCAATGTTCATACAGGATTTCCAAGTCCCATCACAATCAAGACCCATAGCGCCTTTCATAAACGTATCGTTAAACTCGGCAACATCCGCATCATACCCCTTATATTCTTTACCTTCTTTAACCAACCAATTGTTACCTTTACCAATATAAGTCCTATCATCTACACCACCTTCAGGTAATGAGAAGTTCATCCCGTCAGTGTCACATACAAGCGGTGTGTAACCTCTTTTCATAAAGAAACGTAACATCTGACGAAGATATTGTCGTCCCGTACAGGTTATTTGTTCTCCCATATACATGTCACCCCAGTGGTATACTTGTGGTGCGGATAACGCTCCGAACATCGAGTTAATGAAAATCTTAATCGGTAATTGTTTTCGGTCATACGACGTTGATTGTTTCTTATCAATATCCGCATATTCTTTAGCCAAGTTTTTATACTTGATACGAGTATTACGGAAGTAATTTAACATTCCTTTCATCGCTCCTGTAATATCGCAAGTTGGGAATACATCGTGAACCAATTGAATGGATGGGTATAGTGACGAGAAGTCAAGTTTCAATACATCTGTTGAATATCCCACCTTTAATAGTCGTGATAAACCTCCAACAAATTCTGTTTTTTCATTCTTTTTAGGAATTGCCAACATGTTCTTATATGACCAAGCTCTCATTTGGATTTCCCATAATGTTGCAGTTCCCATAGTGGAAACTCTTTCATATGTTGTTGGGACCAAAGATGCAAGTAGGAATGAACCTTGATTGAATTCTTCGTCAACCGTTA